CGCTGGTGATGAGCCAGTGTCCTCCAGAAAATCCTCTGGAGGGTCCCACACGGGATCGCTGCCGGGTAACGGAACAGATAGCCATGATAGAGATATTATGCTGTTTGTTTCGTTAGTCATTCGATGACTAAGTGGTTTTGTTAAACCACTATAATCTAAAGGAACGCATACCACGAAAACACACGACCCAGAGAGAAATCTCTGCGGGGTCGGGGTGTTCTCTTGGAGAACTATCCTGGATCCCAAGATGCGGTTGGTCACCGGCCTGCTCCCCTTCCTCGGAAGGATAGAGAGGGTTGAGCTTTCTGTTGTTTCAGACTTAACATGTTGCAATTTACAAGGTCGATGGACCTCATAAACGCTTCGTGTAAAGTGCTTACTTTAACACCAATCTCATCTATGCACTTTTCCTCATCTGCGGTTCGCCAGCAAATGCCAGACCATCCCCTTTATAAGGAGGTGGACTGGGCTCGCGTCGCGCAGGGTGAGTACGCGGTGATAGACCCGTTCGATTCATCCAACGTACTTTATCTTACAGAACGTGAGTACAAAGTCCAGGTTAGGGTTTCCCTAAGACAAGATCACACGATCCTTGTTCTCGCTCCACCTAAATCCAAAAAGGTGGACCGGCAGGGGGACCCTACCAATCCTACCAATCCGTCTTCTTCTAGCCCCCATTATACTGGGGCTGAGCGGCGGGGAGAAGGATCACGTGTCTTTGACTTCCAGGCATCCGTGGATGCGTTCACCGGTCTCTTAAAAGAAAGATTCCTGGTGGCTGGGTCTGTCTTAAACAATGGGGGTGAAACCTTGGTCTGCCTGACGGTTGGAAACATCCGTGGTGTCCTTAGAGAATGGTTCTATAGAACCCTTCTTTGGGGACACGGGCGTCTCATACCGTCAGCTTTGTATCCTAGAGAGAAACTCTCTAGTCACGTGCGTGCTCGAGATGAGGAATTTAATTCCTTCCTCGAGCACCTCGTGAACATCCTGAGACATCAGGGTGTCAGAGGCGTGGTGCTGCGTCTCAAGAGCATTCTTTACATAGTGAACAGAGGTTTAGGTGGAGACCCTGTGTCTGGTTCCAGGTTCACTGGTTATCCTGTCAAGTTAGACAGAGGAGGTTTCCCTCTCTGTTTACCTTTGACTCTCAGAACTCAGATGAGATCCCAGGTTGGTCGTAAGACTAACATGGGGCTCTTCCGAGCCTGGTTGTCATTATTCAACGCCTATAAGGCGATGAATATGGCAGGAGCCGTGGGCCTAGGTTCCATTACGAATCCTCCCAAATTTGGTGAAGATTCGGCACAGGTCTTCAAATCTTTAAGAGCCTTCTCCAAGGACTATTTCTGGCCTTGGATTAGGAGGAAGGGCCTTGATAGGACTCCTTCCAACTTAAAGACTGAAGCCATCTTCCTCTGTACCGCTGGCCCGAATACCAAGGTATCAGGTCAGGGTAGGCGCCTTGATGCAATGGCTTGGGTCCAATGGGCCCAAGACAACAAAAAGGTTCCTACTCCCATGAGATGGGCGGTTGCTATGAAAGATTCAGACCTCAAAGATTCCTTTGAGACTTGTCTCAGTGAGTTTCTCACTTGGGACAAATCGCTAGGAATGGTCGTTCCAGCTTGGAAACCGAAACCAGGGGTATCCTACTCAAAGTATACTACAATGAGTATGGATACTATTGGTCGATTATCGAGGTTGGCCGTGAGGATAGCTGCCTGGAGACAGGGTGTCTCCGACAGTTTCTCTAAGTCGTCGAATGTCCTTGCCCGTCAGTGGGCTAAGGATTTACTTCGGCTTAAAGACACTCTCTCAGCCACCAAGGGGAAAATCCCTTTGACTGTAACTGAGATGAGTGATCTGAAGGCTCTTAAGGCAGAACATAATTATCTTATGAACCGCCCCTCGATAGCGTCAATTCTCCCTAGTGACGCGGTTTTCCCAACACATACGGGGTATGTGGATGAGAAGACCGGAGAGGTCGATCCTGAATCAGGTCAAGACCTGGTTCTGGGTCGTCTCTCTGCACGTGCGGAACCAGCTGGAAAGATCAGGGTCTTCGCGATCACCGATTACTGGACACAAAGGATTGGGAAACCTATCCATCAGTGGATGGAATCCCTTCTTTCTTTGTTTCCAGCAGATTGTACTTTCGACCAGGAGGACGGTCTTCGCAGGTTCATTTCAAAAGGAAACGATTATATCGCTTCCTATGATCTGAGTTCTGCAACCGACCGGATCCCTCGTCGATTGTATTTTGAGGTCTTTGTCGAGAGTAAAACTCTCGGGAAAAACACTCAAATCTGGTTAGATTTACTAACTGATCGGTGGTGGAGGGTCGATGAGTCTGTTGCTCGCGAGGTACCAACCAAATTACTTTGGTCGGGGCCCTCGTTTGTCAGGTACAGCACGGGACAGCCAATGGGTGCCCTATCATCGTGGCCTTCAATGGCGTTAGTCCATCATTTCTTGGTTCTTTATGCAGCTCATTGCTGTGGTAAAGACCTTGATTATGATAACTATGCTATTTTAGGGGATGATGTCACTATTGGTGATCGAACCGTAGCCGGGATTTACCTACATCTTTGTGAATCCCTTGGGATACAGATCAAATTAGCGAAAAGCTATGTAAGTGAAAACTCACTATGCAATTTCGCTAATCAGACCTATATCGGCAGGACTAACATCTCTCCCCTCTCTCTGAAAGAGGAGATCAATGTTACCGGTTTACCGTCTCGACTCGAGATGGTAACCCGTATCGTCTCACGCTGGTATAGTTCGTTTGATCCTTCATCGAAGCTAACGGTTAGCACAATTTCTAAGTTATTGTCGGTACCTTTTAGGTACCAAGTAATCTTGGATTTTGTTAAGCGACACCGTCAGTTAGGTGAAGCACAGATGATAGGACTCCTTGGTTGGTTCTTCCCTTCAGCCCGGAAATTCCGGGAGATGGGTGTGTTGAACCTATCCCTAAAACCTCTCCTGTGGACTTTAGTCTCAGGTAGAGGTATAATGGGAAGGATGTCGCACATTCGTGCTGGTTACCTGCCTTCGGGTGCCACGGAGGGTCAGCTTTGGTGGCTCTGGTACACGCTGTACCAGGAGCTCGCCGAAGCCGCTCGAATTCGAGCCGCATGGATCGGTGTTCAATTTGGAAAACTGAACCCCGCCATGCGCCACTTCCAAGACGCAATCTTTGTTGAGGAGTACTTCACTACAAAAGTAGAGGAGTCCTGCTTCAGGGCACAAATGACCTGGGCAGTGTTGGATAGCGTAGCTATTCAACTCTCCGATCCAAAGGCTGAGAATTGTTCAGTGGAAACCCTCGATGGTATTTCAAGACCTTTCGTCAAAGATTCAATTCTTGATGAAGAGGCCTTGTTTACTATTATGGAAGTAAGCTGGTCGCAGCTCACCGCATGTCCTAATTTCGATCTCGGAAAAGATGCCTTGAAGGCTTTCGCCGAGACTGAGAAGAAGTGGAATGCCACCTCGACCCTCAGCCTATTCTCTGCGTTCGCAAAGGGAGTAGGTCGATTTGGGATTCTGCATGAGGCGTTATCTCATCTAGTTCCAGGCTTAAGTATAGAAGCCCGGGAACCAAGGGACGATCCCGTGGTTCTTTTCCCTAGTGAGGCATACGCAGAGGATTTAGGTTTCTTCCCTGGAAGGGTCCTAAATTCTCCCCTTGAGCAGTACTTTGATGAGGTTTTGAATGTCAGTTTGGGTAAAACCGCTGACGTGAAATTCTCTCTGACAAATTACTTTGCCGAGGCTCACGCCCAACGGTTTAGGAGACCGATCGTATATAGAACGAGGAGTTCGGTCGTTCGGAAGAAAATCTAGAAATGGGTTTTCTCTGTCGACTGGATTTCTCCAGATCTCCAGATATTGTTACCTGGCAGCGACCTCCGTGTGGAGGCCCCTCAGAGGATTTTCTGAGGGAC